TGCTAAATACCTATTCTTTATGGTGTTATAATCCTTACCTAAAAAAAGAGCCCATTCTCCTAAAGTCTTAATAATACCATTATAAGATATATTTTTATTTTTAATTTCTCCGCTTTCCTTCCTCTTTCTTAAAGGAGTAGTGAATATTTTTTCTACATCCCAAGAATCCCGTAATCTATTTAGAATTATTTCTTTACTTAGTCCTATAATAGGAGACCATTCATTTATAGTCTTAGACTCTCCTCTATATTCCAGCAGATAAGTATCAGGATTTATAGGCGACCTCCTCCTGCCGCCTTCTAGCACCTCTTCAATTGGTTTTCCGTCATAATACCTAGTTCTTAGAGTATTATAATTTATATTTAATTTTAACGCCCAATCGGCTAAAGACAAGGTCTCCCCGTTAAAAGTAATAAATAGGCTATTTCTTCTATTAGCAGAATTCTCTTTTGGGGTAACCCATCTACAATTTTCAGGTTCATAATTACCGTCGTTAGCTATTCGATCTATCTGATGTTCCTTTGTAGGTTTTTTACCCATGTCTAATAGAAAAGCATCAAATGAATTTCTCCATGAATCACATACTGATATTCCCCTACCACCATAATATTCATATCCCTCTGTTTTTTCATTATAGCACCTATGATTCATGTGTAGCCAAGCATTATATTCTACAGGAAATGTTTTTGAATTAATAATTATACCCTCAAAAGTAAATGATTGATTTCTTATTTTCTTACATCCACACGAGGTTGTCCTCCCCATGACTAAATTATTAGCTAAAACTTCTATAACTTTGCCACAACTACATATACACTCGCACATCTTTTTAGCAGGAATTCCCTGTGTGAATTCTTTTAAAAAAGTTTTAGCTACTGTAAGTCTTCCGTACTTCTTTCCATCTAATTTTTTCATAGTTAACTCCGTGTTTTTTTTATTCTAAAAAATAGAATACCACAAAGTATTTTTAATGTCAAGAAGTATTTTTATTTTTTTAAAACTTTTTTTAAATACATATAGGCAATATATAAAATATCAATAAGTTACATTAAAAACGTATTGTTTAAATAAAAAAAGACCGCCCTTTTAAAGCGATCTTTCCGTTGTGTTATTTATTTAATTAACTTATTGATTTTGTTAAGTTTGCTCTTATAAAAGAGCAAACTATAGTTGGATGAGGATTACTTAACCCATTGAAATGTTATTGTCTTATCCAACCTGGAAGATATTTCATTGACTTATAGTTTTCAAAAGACTCCCCGGTCCTCATAACTCCCAATTCAAATTCGAGGTAGTAAATAGCACGAGTAGGCTGGATGAGGGCTCTACAACGATACAAACCACGGTCGATATCGAGTCCGCTATTGAGCACCGCATTCTTTAATTCTCCGCCATCGAAGAAAGCGTCGCGATCGGTCTGAAGGCAATAATCATAGATGGCATATTTCGCCTTCCAAGAATCGAAGGCAGGTTGTAGTACCCTATGTATTTCACGCCATGTAACAGGATGGTTAGGCTCAAATAGGAACGTTCTTAGTATAGGCATAAGTGACCTATTCACCACTGTGATGAACCTCATAACATTTAGTTCTCTGGTAGCTGACGGTGCCCTTTGTGTGGTCCTCTGCTCCCAGAACATTGCGCCTTCTATCCCTGGCATCTTTGATATCATCAAATAGTTAATGCCGTATTCTGCGAAAAGATCAGCGTATCCAGTAGATCTGTAGTCCTGAATATTAAAATCAATTCCTTCCACTAGCTGTACAGCACCCCTTCTCGGGCCTACTGGAGCATAATGTGATCCATAATCGTTATCAGTTCTACATAAACATGAGGCCAAATGACCTAGATTAGGTATATAGCGTTTAGCGCTATCTCTATCATCGAAAACTAACGGGCGACCAAACCACAATGAGAATCTGTGACTATTAAAAGCCGGGTGCGTATAATTACCAGTACCCATTCTCCATGCAACAGTATCCTCCGGATCATTACCAGGAGGTGTTGCACCATATGCCATCATATCACCACGATTTTCGCAGTATGTAATCATAGCATTATATACTGTAGCTGATATTGTGCCTGGGACCATAAGATCCATTGACATGTAAGTCATATCAGCAGCATATATACCAGTCTGTGCAGCTGCATCACCTATCCAATCTGCATCATCAAAACCATCATTAGCTAAGTAGGTATCTGCAGTTAGACCTAAAACCGTGTAACAGTCTTTTTCTACAGCAAGAAGATGCAAATTATCTGCTACATCATTAGCTTCTATTCTAAGTCTATTATTGTAGGCAGTTGCAGTTGCTCCTGTAAGACTATCATTAAGTTGAATCACTACTTCCGCGAGAGTTTTTGCTGCTCCAGAAAGAGTTATGTCCATGGCTGCTTCTGAGCCCACCTGAAGGGACATTTTATCATCAGTGCCTGTTACAAATGTAAAAGGTCCTAATTCACTTCCTACAAAATATCCGCCCTGCGTATCGATTCCATTTGAGCCGCCGTGCAGATAATCACCGGTATCATTTTCAGCGGGCATATTAAGAGGCTCGGCAGTCGGAGAATGAAGATCAACTACTTCTACCAGAAAAGATTGATCGGCTAGAAAATTTACAACATATCTCTCACTCTCAGAATCCATAGACATATCAGCGTAATACTCTTCCATATCCCCTTGTCTATCATTTATAATTCTAAGATTAAAATACAGATCATCATGAAGAAGAGAATCTGTAACTATAACTTTAAGATCATCTCCCCAATCACCTTCATTAAGAGCTACAATTTTAAGAGTGGCCTGGACTGATCCTTCTGCAGTTCCCGCTACTTCATCGGTGTCATACCCAAGAGTTGCAAGACCTGTACTTGTAACAAATTGAAGGGTAGCAGCGGCCCCAGAAGATAATGTTTCTATCCTAGCTTTATTGTCATTAGCATAGACAGTTACATCCTCAAAAGCCTGCATTCTTTGCACAACTTGACCTGTAGTAAGAGTGAAGTCTCCTTCTTCTCCTGCTATAGGAAGAAGAGTCAAAGATTGCTGAGATCCTCCATCTACAGTAAGAATTATATTATCTGTACCTGCTTCTGCGGCTGCTGTGGTTGTAGTAAGAGGAAGGCCCAAAAGAGCATAAGCAGAATGAGTTATAGTAATTACGCCTAAAGAATGCGTAATCGTGTTAGCATATACTTTAAGAACATATAGCCCGCTACCTTCGTCGTATACTGAGACTGCAGTCATACCTGTAGTTTGTGCATTAATATAATCCGCAACTGCCTGAGTAGTAAGAGTTCCAGTAAGAGTTAGTTCTTGAGCAGTCCCACCATTGACAGTAAAAGAAAGCTTATCCGATACTCCTGCTCCAAAAGTGAACGGTCCTACTTCTGTTCCTGTGAACCTACCAGAGAGTTTCTGAGTAAAACCAAAAGGACCTACTTCACTCTCTATTATAGCTACGTTGGCAGTATCTCCCCTGTCATATAATGTAAGTTCTGATTTAGTGGCTGTGATGGTAGTAGGATCGGCAGGATCCATATAATGTGCGGTTCTGATCAGGTTTAATCGTCCGCCCTGTCTAAGTGCCATTTCAACTACAAGCGGATCAGTGGTCCACGATACCTTCTTGCCGTATCGTCTTCTATATTCCTCCATTGTGGATATAATACGGGCTACACCCATTTCTCCACGTTCAGCTTTTATGACCATCGTTACGTATCCACGAACGACTTCATCTACAAAAAGACTTAAATCGTTAATTCTCCATATAACCCTAGCTGCGCCAAGCGTCATTGTACCAACCTCCATTATCAATTATAAATCGGTCTATACGCTTAAAAAATTATTAATTATAAATTCTTAGTATTAAGCGTATAGGTAAAACAAGTCATTAATTGTTAAAAAAGAAATTATTTTTTCTTTTTTATGGGCCTAGCTGGAGTTGTAAGAGCCTTCTCTAAATCCCAGCCCATAGCCAATCTAGCATCTACTGTAGTCTTCCCTAATCCATAATCTCTAGCATGTGCCGTCAATGTTTTTACATTACCTCTAAATTCTATTTTACCTAATTAATTTCCGGCTCCCGCCACCGGCTCTGTCATAGCCTTCTCTATAGACCAACCATATGTATAAAGCCTATTC